TTGTTATGCCAAGACGAAAGAGTATTTAAAGCAATGAGAATGGCAGGTACGCCATGTCCATATGAAGGCAAGATAGGTAAGGAAGCATCGGCAGAATGGGATAAAAATAAATCTAAAAGACCTGATGTAAAAGATGCAGAAGAAGAATATATCAAACAATGTACATATGAATCTAATCCAAACAGAGATAAGATTAATAAAGATATTGTTGGTGCAGTCAAAGTTATATATACACGAAAAACTAAAACAACAAAACAATGCAAAAAAGAGTTTTATTCTACGCAATAGCGTGTTTGTTTAGTCTCGATGTATTAAGTCAATACATTTATGAGGCTAACCAAAGTTTATACGACTTACAAACTAATTCATCAGGCTCAACAGGGCTTGGTTCAAATGATGATGCGGTATCTTCTGCATTTAATATAGGATTTACTTTTGATTTTTATGGTGAGTCCTTTACTCAAGCTAGGATGGCAACTAATGGTTGTCTGCACTTTAAAACTTCAGGTGCTTATTGTAATGACTTTACCCCTGATCCACTAACAGGACAGCATACCTACACACTATACCCCTTTTGGACTGATTTAATAAAAGACAATGGTTCAGGTATGAGAGCTAAGGCTTTTGCTGACTATACTATTTTTGGTTGGTATAAGATGAGAGAATATAATGAAGCCAATACGGATAATAGTTTTGAAGTTTGGTTATACCCCAATGATACTTTTGAGTTTAGATATGGCGAACTTGATATTGATAGGCATGATGTACTTATTGGAGAAATAGGAAGTGGCAGCAAACAAATCTATCAATACTATTACCACGATGAATGTAATACAGGTACAACCAACGCAAGTAATTGTGTAAATACAAATTGGAATGACACCTCTACAAACAATCTGTTAGAAAATGGCGGTTCTTTATATGGTTTAGGAACTGGCAACGCTTTTGATTGTAGCAATCCTCTTAATAATTCAGGATGCAGTGGTTATGCTGATGCATATCAAACTCAACAATGTAATATCACTGATCTTTATAGTCAGTCATGTCCTAACTATTGGGATGCTTATGATGATCAACAATGTGCTGATGATCCACAATATGCTCCATTTTGCCAAGGTTATAGACAAGAAGAGTCTGTAGCTTTTTTTGATGATGAGCAAGTTGATTATGGTTTTATAGATGAGCAAGACCAATTTGCTACTGGTATATTTATAGAAGAACATGACGATAACCAAGGCTTTGAAGATCAATTCACAGTCATTGAAATATTTGAAGATGAAATGTTTCCACCCTTTGAAGATTTTGGAGACAACCCTAATGATTATTTTGCAGAACCAGTAACAGAAGATATTGTTATATTTTATGAGCCTGATCCTTTACCTTTTATAGATGAATTTGGACCACATCATGAAGATAACTTTCAACACCAAGATGAAATTCTGTTAGATGAGTTTTTGTTTCAAGAAACATTTTTAGTAGAAGATTACAGCGAACCTGAAACATTTATTGAATTTAATAACATAGATGAATTAGAAGAATGGTTTGAAGAAGAAACCAATGAACGATTTGAAGAAAGACCAGAAGAAGAGTTTGTTTTAGAAGATGAACCTGAAGAAGAATTTCTTGAAGAAATATTTGAAGAAGAAGCTGTAGAAGAAATTTTTGAAGAAATAGAAGAACGTCAAGAAATTATGGAAGAAGAAAGAATTGCTGAAAGAGAAGAAGAAGCTAGAGAAGAAACATTAGAAGAAGTTACTGAAGAATTTGCAGCAGTAGAATCTGATACTCCTACAGGCAAAAACAGATTAATGACTGTAGCTCTTAATGTAGTTAGAGCAGGAGTACAAACAGCATCTAACAGTTACTCACAGGCTTCTGGTGGCTCTCAATCAAATAGTACATCTAGTTACTCATCTTCAGGAAATACATCAACAAGAAGCTCTACAGCATCTAGTGGTGGTATAAGCACTTCTAGCAGTCCTAGTGCATCAGATCAGTTTGCAAGTGCAACACAACAAACAAATCAAGTTTTGTCTATGGGAAGTGATGTAGGAAGTTCTAGTAATATGTCTATGTCTATAACTCCTTTGCCTACATTTGATAATGCAGCTTCTATGGTTGTAGCTGATGTGCAGGTGCAAAATGTACAAGGAGAGATTGATACAGCATCTTCTGGAACAATGACAGCCTCAGAAGCTGATCAAATAGCAGATAAAATTATTGCTGCAAATATAGAAGCACAGCAAGAAGAAATAGAAGAAGAACAACTAGAAACAGGTAAGTACGGAGATGAATCTAAACTTATAGCATTAATAGGTTATGTTCCTGATTTTAATAACTACTCACAAACAAGCGTACCTGATGCACCGACTTGGTATAGTAGCTCTGATATATATACTTCTGCTACACTAGATGATAATACCAGTGCTTTCTATGGACTGGTAAATGATAATTTAAAAGGTTTAGGTCAGATGATAAGTGATCAACCTAATATGTGGAGATAATTATGGATTGGTTTCAAAGCAAAACAGGACAGCTTATAGCTTTAGCAACAATAGTTTCTACCTTAGCAGGGTTTGGATGGACTGGAGCACAGTATGTTAATAGAATTGCTAATCTAGAAGCTAAGATTGGTGGCATAGGTGAAACAGAAAGCGAAATGAAATTGATTGAAGAACGCTTTGCATCTATAGAAACATCAGTACAGTTTTTAGAAAAAGAAATAGACAGCGTAGAAGTGCCAGATGTTACAGAAATAAAAACAGACATAGCTACCATTAAAGCTGATCTAGAGTTTTTAGAAAAAAATATAAGCAAACTAGAAAACAAAGACGATAATCCGTTGAATGGCTAATGAGTAGAATTTTATTAGGTGTTCTTGGAGTATTAGGTTTATTTACTTTTTTTCTTTGGAACGAAAACTCAAAACTAGCAGAGTTAAATCAAGCATTTGAACTTAGAGATCAAGAACAAAAAGAAGCTATTAAAACTTTACAAGAAGATTTTAAAACACAATCAGAGGGTTTATTAGAAATACAAAAAAGAAATAACGAAATAGAATTAGAAATGACTCGTTATCTTGATATATTTAAAAGACATAACTTAACTAAATTAGCTATTGCTAAACCTAATTTAATTGAAACAAGAGTAAACAATGGAACAAAAAAAGTATTTGATAGTATCGAAGAAGTTAGCAGGACTATTGATGGTCTTGACGATAATCTCCAGTTGCAGTCTGTTTCCAAGTAGACAGCAAGTAGAAATTATTTCCAAACCTATAGAGCAATCTATAGCACAACCAGTTATGCCTCGTGAAATATCATTAAACGATCCTTATTGGTATGTTGTTTCAGATAAAAACTTAAATGAGTTTCTTACACGAATAGAAAAAGAAAGTGGTAATGTTGTATTTCTTGCAATGTCAGTACCTGACTACGAGTTAATGGCATACAACACACAAGAATTAAAACGCTATATAAGTGAGTTACAAGAAGTAGTTGTATATTATAGGAAGGTTACTACACCACAGGGGAACAAATGAACATATCACAAGAAGGAATATCGCTTATAAAAAAGTTTGAAGGCTGTGAATTAGAAGCATACTACGATGCTGTAAATGTATTAACCATAGCTTATGGAAGAACTAAATTAGTAAAGGCTGGTGATACTTGCACACAAGAACAAGCTGATGCTTGGCTCGAAGAAGAGTTACACGAGTATGGTGGATATGTAAATGATGCAGTAAAGGTTGACTTAACACAAAATCAATTTGATTCTCTTACATCTTGGACATACAATTTAGGTCCTAGCAATCTTAATAGCAGCACTATGCTAGTTAAAATTAATGAAAAAGATTGGAATGAAGTGCCTAATCAGATAAAGCGTTGGAATAAAGCAGGTGGCAAAGTATTAGAAGGTCTTGTTAGAAGAAGAGAAGCAGAAGCTTTTTTATTTCAAGGAAAAGATTGGAGTGAAATCTAATGCCTTTAGTTAAGTATATCTTTAGACCTGGAATTAACAAAGAAGGTACTAACTATAGTAATGAGTATGGCTGGTTTGATGCAGACAAAGTGAGGTTTCGCAAAGGTAAACCTGAAAGAATTGGCGGTTGGGATAAGTTTACTTCAGGAAGTTTTATTGGAACTTGTAGAAAACTCTATCCATACAAAGCCATTGATGGAGATCAATTTATAATATTAGGCACTCATCAAAAACTATATGTTCTTAATGGAGATGTGTACTACGATATAAATCCTATTAGAGCTACATCTACCAATGGAGTAATATTTGCTGCAACAAATGGCTCGTCTATTATTACAGCTACAGATAATGATCATGGAGCAATAGAAGGAGATTTTGTTACTTTTGCACAAGCAGTCAGCTTAGGTGGATTAATTACTGCTGAAGTTTTAAATCAAGAATATCAAATAGTAACTGTTTCTACTGCAAACACATATACATTTGTAGCGAAAGATACTGATGGAGCAACTGTTACAGCTAATTCTAGTGATACTGGTAATGGTGGCTCAGGAATAGATGGTGTGTATCAAATTAACTCAGGATTAGATGTCTATGTTCGTTCTACTGGTTGGGGTGTTAATCCTTGGGGAGCAGGAACATGGGGTTCTAAAGCAGATTTATCTTTAACCAATCAATTAAGAACATGGTCTATAGATAATTTTGGTGATGATACTCTTGCTGCACCTAGAGGTGGACCAATATATTTTTGGGATGAATCAACAGGTTTAAGCACTAGAGCTACTTTATTATCAGCAGAATCAGGTGCAAGTAATGTGCCAACTAATGTTATACAAGTAATGACTTCTGATGTAGACAAACATTGCATTGCATTTGGATGTAATCCTATAGGCACAACAACTATAGACCCTTTACTGGTAAGATTTTCTGATAGAGAAAGTGCAGTAGATTGGACACCGACAGCAACGAATCAAGCTGGTGGCGTACAACTTTCACAAGGTTCTGAAATTATTGGAGCACTTAGAACAAGACAAGAAATACTCA